CATAAAAGTGTGGTATACTTCTGGTCCTGTTCATGGTTTGTTCTCTTTATAAAATCTCTATAACATCTATATAAAATCTACATAATGAGATAGTATATTAAAACTATGAGAAAAACTTTAACAAGTGCCCGAATTAGATATATAGTTAAATATGTAATAGGAACTGATAAAAGTTTTAAATATAAAACTAGTAGAAAGTAATGACATGATTAAACTTAAACCAATAAAGCATAATCAAAATGTTGTAACTGTTCCGAATGGTTCACAAATACTATTCAGTTATGAAACTCCTGTAGCTGTAATTTCAGCTGATGGTAGTAACCAAGTAACTGAGCAATATCATTCAGTGACTACGAGCAGACATATAAATAGATTTATGCAAGATCTTGAATATAAAAAGGTTAGTCAAAGTAGTTTAGATAATTATAAGATTTTCTAATTTATATTTAAAATAATTAAAAAGACTTGTAAGAGATACTCTACAAGTCTTTTTTTTTATTTAAAATTTTCCAGCTTCAGTCATTATATTATTGCTTTGAGTTGGTCGTAAACTTTTTGTTTAGAACCTTTGAAACCAAATTCTTTTTTAATAAGACTATAAGTTGAAGTTCTGGAATGTTTCAGTCCTAAAATTTCTAATCTTAAACCAGACAACAAAACTTTATTTCTAAAACTTCTAATATCTTGAGGGTTATTTATTATGTGTCCCATTTGTACTGTTACCTTTCATTTGATTAATAATATATATATCCTTGCATGGAAGCAAGAAGAACACAAGTTTTTATTTATGTATTTTTTATGTAGGGGCAGCAATTACCACATAAAAAAAACCTTCCCGAATATCTCTAGGAAGGTTTTCTTTGTTTAGGGGTTAGCTAACCTCTATTGTGCTTGGCGAATTTTTGGTATGAATCTACCTGTGTCAATATCTCTATTAACTAAAAGATATTGTTGGTGATTTGACCATGTTCCGATTCTGCCGTATCGGTTGGTTTTTCGCTGAAAGCAAGTGCGACTAGGTGCGTAATATTCAGCAGAGAAAAACTTACCAAAACTAAAGAAGTTTTTAAACATTTTCTTTTTACCCTTCTGATTCTAGTTATTAATCTATATAGGTTATATCCTATAATTTTTTCTTATGATTAATACTTGCATATCATCATGAATATAAAATATATAAGTTATGTAGATTTTATGTAGATTTATCTTTTGAGTTTTTAATTTCAGAAAAAGTTTTAGGGGGAGGGGAAAAATTTTCTAGGGTCCCTCATATATATACCCCACCCCCACGTAAAGAGCAAAATTACGAAATATGGATTAATAATGATATATAAATGATCATGTAAGGAAACATTAAAGGATTATCTGAGCTATCTTTATAAAGATCTTTAAAAGAGTATAAAAGAATAATTATTAATTATAGTCTTTACCCTCTCTTCAAGAGTTAAAATAACATGGATCTTTAAATTATGCAAATACTTTTACTTGTCTTCCCAGAGAATATCTGTTATTATCTACACATGGCTAGAGAACCTGTAAATGATTATGGATTAACTATCAAGCAACAGAAGTTTGCTGAGGCATATGTGGCAACCAATGATGCCAAGCAATCTCTTCTGAATGCTGGTTATGCTCCTGTGCATCGTACTGATACAGGAGAACTTGATGCCAGTAAGACTGTAAAGAGAGCACACCAATACTTGTCTAATCCTAAAATACGTGCTTATATAGAAACTCTCAGGGAAGAAGTTGTGGAGAAAGTTTCTTGGGACGCACAGAAAGTAATGGACAAGGTATATCAAACATATATGAGAGCTACTGATGCAGAGGATTACACCAATGCCAACAGATCAATGGAGCTTATTGCAAAACATCTAGGAATGTTTATAGATAAAAAGGAAATCAAGCAAGAGATTTCTGGGATTAACGAAGATGATGAGCAGGATATACACAAACTTGCTGAAGTTATAGGATTAAAGGTTGTAAAGAATGGCGGACAAGGACAAGTTAACTGAGAGCTTTATCGTAGCAGATGTCCTATCTTCTATGGAGCATTTAGCTAAATCAGCATTAATAAAGAATGATGAGGAAGATCTATACAGAACAAATCTTCTTATAGCATTTGAACATATGAGCCATCTCTATAGAAATATGGGAACTAAGAAGAATGTTAGCAAACTCCATTAGTAAAAAAGAAGCAATTAAAGAGTTATATGGACGAGCACTACATGCATCTCGTGGAAGTTTTTTCTCTTATGTACAATTCATGGCTCCAACTTTAGTTGATCAGTTTAAAGTTGGCAAGCATATTAAAGTTATTTCCGATAAACTACAAGAGATAGTTGATTCAGAAGAACCTAAACGACTTATGGTCTTTCTACCACCCAGATCTAGTAAATCATTACTCTGTTCACAGCTCTTTCCCAGTTGGTATATAGGACGTAATCCCAATCATCAGATCATGTCTATCTCTCATAGTGACCAACTTGCCAGTGACTTTGGTAGAACTGTCAGGGATATCTTGAAACAGGATCTTTATCAGCAAATTTTTCCGGGGGTTAATCTTAGACAAGACGTAAGAGCAGCTGGTAAATGGAAAACTAAACAGAATGGTACATACTTTGCTGCAGGTGTTAGATCACAGGTGGCTGGACGTGGTGCACACATAGCCCTTATAGATGATGCCATGTCCGAAGAAGATGCATTCTCAGAAACAGGACGTAAGTATATAAAGGACTGGTATCCTGCTGGTCTCAGAACTCGTCTGATGCCTAATGGTTCTATTGTTATTATTAATACACGATATCATGAAGATGATCTATGTGGATGGTTATTAAATAATCAAACAGAAGAAACTATATCTTGGGAAGTTCTTTCTATTCCTGCATGGCTGGATGAAGAATCTTCTAAACTTTTAAACTTACCAGTTGGTTCCAGTTATTTTCCTGAATGGAAACCAGAAAAAGTTCTCAGGATGGATGAAGCAGAGATCAGAGCTAATAATGGTGCTAAGTATTGGAATGCCTTGTATATGCAGAATCCTACCCCTGATGAAGGTGGTGCTATTAAATCAACATGGTTTAAAACATGGGAAGGAGATGATGCTCCCACTTGTAATATGATTATACAAACATATGATACAGCATTCTCCACCAAGAGCACAGCAGATTATAGTGTGATACAAACATGGGGTATCTTTGATTGTCCTGTGGAAGATCATCAAGGGAGAGAGTATTATGCACCTTCCCTGATATTATTAGGAAATACCAGAGAGAGATTTGAATATCCTGAACTCAGAAGAGTAGCTCAAGAGTTATATGATGAATGGAAACCAGAAGTCTGTATCGTAGAAAAGAAAGCTTCAGGACAGTCTCTAATCCAAGATATGCGTAGAGCTGGACTTCCAGTGTTGGATTACTTGCCAGATCGTGATAAACTCTCTAGAGTACATGCTGCTACTCCTATAATGGAGGCAGGACGATTGTGGATACCACGTTTTAAAGATTGGGCAGAAGACTTGTACGCAGAAGCTATACAGTTTCCATATGGGAAAAATGATGACCAAGTGGATGCAATGGCTATGGCTATACATTATCTAAAGGATTCATGGCATCTTACGCATCCTGAAGATCCTGAATATGAGTCTAAACCAATCGAAACAAAAAGATACTGGAGTTTTAACTAATGGCTGGGTTATCTGACATTATAAATTTTTTTAGTAGTAAATTTACTCCTCAAGAAACAGAAGTAGTAGAAGAAGAAGCTATAATAACTCCTGATAGTGTAGTTGAAGAAATTGCAGTTGAAGACTATACTCCTTATATAGATCATCTTAGAGAAAAAGAAGGAGTAAGATATACACCTTATAGACCTACTGAAAAAAAAGATGAACCCTTAACTATAGGAGTAGGGCATACTGGACCTGACGTTTCAATGGCTTCTATAAGAAACGATGAACAAATTGATAAACAATTAATTGAAGATATTGAAGAAAGACTACCTGTAATAAGAAGACAGCTTCCCAACTTCGATACTCTACCTGAAGAACTAAGAGTTCCTATATTAGGTTCATGGTTCAGAGGTGGTTTAGGTGGTTGGAAAGAAACAAAAAAATTAATTGCTGATGGAGATTTTATTGGAGCATCCATTGAAATGTTAGATAATGATGAGTAT